ATCGGAGTGAGTTCTTAAAAGCATCTGAATCTAATGCTAGATATACACTTTTAACACCCTTACTAATTATTTTCTTTTGTAGTTCCGATTGTGGTGATTTACCGAACAATGGAATACTATTCATTCTAACTGCTATAGCATCAAACACTCCCTCACAAATTACAATTGGCATATCCCAATTAACAAACATCTCAAACCCAACTACATCTTTAGATACATCTGGATTCTTATGTTTAAATGTTGTATCATAAAAACTTTTACCTACAAAATAATTTAACATACCATTCTCATCATACGATGGTACGATTATTTTATGTTTGTATATTCCTTCCTCACAGTACCCTATTTGATACTTTAACACTTCTGCTGGGGTTACACCCCTTCTGTTCAAATAAGATAGAGCGTGTTTCTTTATAATCGATGTAGAAGGTTTCCACAAAGGAATATATTCAGATGGAAGTTGAACTACCTTAGATTGTTCGGTAGTTGTATCTGTTCTGTATCTATACTTTCTTTTGAATATGGAGTTATGCTCATCCCATACTTCTTTAGATACTTTAAGTTTTCTGAAAAGGGAACGGATTGATTTACCTTTCTCATCAGATATCCAACAATGCCATGGGTTATCGGCATTGGAATTTAACTTTATGTTTATCTCCAATTTAGGTTTATGATGATTCACAAACGGAGACCAAAACGCATAGTTATCGCCTGATGTTTTCTTAGCTTTACCTAAGACTGATTCTAATAAAGATAGCAGCTTTTCTTCCATATTGTTTTAAATATACAAAAAATATTTGAATTAACCAAAGAAATTTACTTTTTCTTTTTCATCTATCCATTCTTGTGGGATTTCTTTTTTAGCCCATTTGAACCCGTTCTTATCACACCATTGTGCGTATGTGGTTTTAGAACCTTTGTATATTTTAGAATTTGGGGATTGTAGTACGAACCTTAAATCCATATCAGGATTCTGTTCTTTTATATGTAAATGTTTTTTTCTATCTTCTGGTAAGAACCAGCCTTTTGATTCTATAAAGATATTATTAGGTAATCTGAAATCAGGTTTGTAAGTATGATGAGTTGCTGGAATTGTATATGATACTTCGTGCTTTTCGTATTCACCATCAATACCTTGTGATTGTAATTGTTCATCGATGCGAGTTTCTAACCCACTTTTATGACCTTTCATCTTTTGGATGTGAGACCAATTTCCTTTTTTATTCATAACTTATTTTTTTATTTTACTTAAATCTACTGGTGTATTGATGTGGTTTTGGTAATACCTCTGAAGAATTCAAATCATCAATTTCTTGTTGACTAACAGTTTGTTCAATTGCTTCTAAACTATCACCTACTAAAATATCAGGCCTATCCAATTTACCCCAAACATATTTACTTGTAAGTTCACCATTTTCTTTTATTGATTGAACCTCAGTAATTGTAGCTGGTCTACCACTCATTAAAGAACCAGTACCAGGAGTTCCAAATACACCATCCATATCCATTCTAACCTTAACAGTTATATCTACATCACTTCTATTTTGAATTGCCGATGCTAATTTACCAACTGCAATTAAATCACCATTTGGATTATACAATCCAACTGTAGTGAAGTAGTTTTTAAAATCTGAACCAGTTACGAATCCTTTCATTATAGAACTCTCTGAATCATTATTTAGTTTTAATGTTGGATTTTGAGATACATTGAATTCATCTGCTCCAACTTCACACAATATATTTATTTCATGTAATTGTTTGGATGATTTATATTTCGTTCTCCATCCATAATTAGATGAGAATCTCTCTTGCCCAATTTGAATATTACCATAATCCCAATTTCCATTTTGACCAGACCAGATGTATCTATATTTTGGTCTTGGGTCTGATACAACCATTATTCCATGATTGTAAAATACTTCACCTACTACATTTGTTTGATATGCAGAACCTGTAAGATAATCATTGTTACCCAATCCTTTTATTTCAGATTCAGTTAATCCTTTATTGTAAATACGAACTTCATCTAATGAACCACTTAACTGTCCGTAGGATGATACTGAATCTTCAAACCATCCATCTGATAATGCTTTACTACCTAATAATATATCGTATTGATTTGATATACCTCTCATTTTTATAGAACCACTAATATCAGTTGGAAGTGAACCTGTATTTTCTTTAACACCATCAATCCAAAGTTCCATATGAGAACCTGTTTTATTAAAACAGATATGGTGTGGTAAGTTATCATTTATTTTGGTTGTTGAGTCTGTTATTATGCGTGTATTTCCGTTTGATAAAGATATTCTAACCTTACCATCATTAGAACCTACGTTTTGATTATGAACTTCTATATCAAATGGAAATATTGGAGTAGGAATATTTCTTCTTCTTAGAACATCCTTTCCTTTACTATCTTGTCCATAATCTTTTTGAGTACCTCTTTTAGATATCAAAGAATTTTGATTACCAGTAGTATCTTTTTGAGTTGTAGGTAACTTAGCCCAAAAGGAAAGTGAATAATTGTTTGTTTCAAAAAACTTATAATTAGATTTATTATCTATTCTGATATAGGAATCTACACCATTAAAGGTTGCTTTTGTTCCTGATGGTAGTTGGAAATCACCAGTAGTTGGAATACCATTGGTATAGTTTATATTTTTACCATACCCGTTATTTAAGTAACCACTTCTATCTTCTATAACATTATCAATGTTAGTAGTTCTATTTACAACCTCATCGTTAAATCCCCAATAACCAATTAAATTTCCAAATGGAACATACGAACCAGTATCTAAACCATCATCATATAAATGGCCGTGGAATTCATCAACTTTTTTATCTTTTATAATTATAGAATCACAATTAGATGAAGTCATAGAGAAATCAATAACTTCTACTGTTCCAAATCTAACACCATCCCCTAATCTGTTTTGTGGTATAGAAAATATAGATGCGGATGCGTATAAATCTCTTTCAGTTCTAGGCCTATGTTTGAAAAACATTTGATTGAGGCTAGACCATACGACTTTTTGATGTTTTACTTTTAAAAAATCTGTTGATTTGGAATCGGAATTATCAATCTGGTCTACTTCTCTATATGCTGGTAGGTTGATTGATTCGGAAACATTAATCTTTTCTCCAAAATTTGGGGATATACCTTTTATAACGGAAGTCTGATATGAATCTGTTCTAAAATTCAAATCAGTAACTACCCATCTTTTATAGGTGTTGAATGGTCTTAATTGAGTGCCACCCCCATTGATTGGTTTGTAAGCTGTTGCCATGCGGTTTCATTATCGTTCTTAAAATATTACTTAAAAGTCTAACTTAACTTTCACCAATACTTCATTCGAAAATGATTTTAGGATTGGTTTAGATAACTTAGCTACTGCTAATAATTCTTGCGTACTATTGTACAAGCCAACCGTCGTAATAAATGATTTAGAATTGTTAGCAAATGTTGGTTGTCTAAACGACCCATTCGAACCTGTTACATATGATGGGTTATTTGAGAAGTTATACTCACCATTCTTAGCTCTTACGAAATAGAATGTTGATTGTACTTTTTCTTCATTTCTTGCTGCAAATCCATTATTTGCATTAATTACTGCTGAACCACTCATTGATGTAAATAATCTAAATGCATTATCACCATTTGTGTTTGAAGCTACATTAGTACCAAAATTTAATTGTGCTAAATCTAACTTCTGAGCATTTAGTATAATAACACCCTGCTCAGGATATACAGAACCATATTCAATAGCTGAATTGAAAACTCCGTTTAGGATTGAACCTGAAACTAAACTATATACTCTACCAATTTGTGTTGCTGCTTGTTGAGTATCCCCACTATTATCAATTAATGAGATTACTAAGTTATCTGAATGTATTGCTGGAGTTGCTGCTCCAGTAAGTTTAGCTAAATGAAGTTCAAAGTTACCAGGGTCTAATCTATCTTTCAATCTAGCTCTGTTGAGGTTGATTGCGTAAATGTGCTGAGTTGCTGTATTGTTAAACTTAAATACTCTCTGATTATCAGGAAGTAGGATTTGTGCGTATTGTGAATAGATTGCATTAGATGGAGAATCTTCATTCTGCCCTAATGACCCACTACCATCATTATGTCCGTATGTTACTGAAAATTGTGATTCTGCTGTTGCATCAGTAGATATCTTATTAAAAATTTCATAATAGTATTGTTTCTGTAAATCTGATTGTGCTGATGATGTATGAAATGTAGTTAACGTACCTACGTTACCACTCCATAATCCTCTAGTCACTTTTTCTACACCACCTTCTACTACATCACCTACTTTTAATGCTGTGTAAACTCTTTTTGATGTATTAAACGAACCTGCTGGTAAAATTGCCATATCTTTTCCCTATTTCTTTATAATGTTGAATCCAATGTATTACCTACTGAAATATCAGGATTGTTAGTTACAGTTAAATCAATTTCTGTTCTACCACCTGTTTCATTTCCGATAACAAATATTTTTGTTGAAATATCTGTGTTATCTGCTAATACCTTAGTTGTAATTGTAAATGATTGATTTGTACTAATAGTAACACTTCTTCTATCTTCATTAGCACCAACACTATCTGAGTTGTTTGCTATTCCACTACCATCACCTACTATACTTGCTGCATCTGAGTTAAGTAACGTAACAGTGAACCCTAATGTATCATTACCACCATTCCTAGTAGTAAGAGTTACAGTTTGTTGTTGTCCACCTTCTTCTAAACTAATTGAGCTTGGGTTAGATTGAATGATTGGGATTCTAATTGTATTTTTAGGAAGTGTTAACAACTTATATCTTAATGAGTAGTTCTCATCAGTTACTGCCTCTACTATCGGCATGTTTTCAATTATGATTCCATAATAGTCTGAACCTAGCGGATGCGCTGGATTCCATAGTTCGTAATCTACTTCATCATCTGCCAATGCGAATTGACTGATTACAAAGAAGTCTCTACCTTTTGCCAATAACTCACGACCTTTCTTAGTTAGAATAGCGTCTACTGTTATTGATGAATTATCTAAATATCCCATTTGTTATACCCTTTTACAATTTGTTTTCTTATATAAATATTAAAAAAAAAGTTTTTACACTAACTTTTATAATTTTGTGTTATTTACCACGTTTTCTATCATCTTTATCCATCTTCACAGCGAAATCTTCTTCAGTATTTTTACCACCCATTGATTGTCTTAATACTTCTAAAATTTCTCTCTTCTGTTTATAGTTTTCAAAAGGTAATTTTTCCTCTGGTTTTATTAATATGTCTGTTTCTTTAGTTGCTGATTGAGAATCAAAATCGGATTCATCACTTTCAACTATATCTCTATGTGGAACTATTGGTCTACCTAAACGGATTTCCATTTGCTCCATTTCCTTAATAGTTCGTTCTACCTTATTTAAACCATCTAACTCAGGATTTCTTTGCATCTTCTCCTGTTGTTCTATAATTATCTCTTCTTCTAAAAAAGTTGAAACGTTTTTTTCTGTTTTCGTATTCGTAACCATTTTAACTTCTTTTTGCTTTCGTAACTTTTCTTCTTCAAGACGCTTAACCATTTTATCTTTTAGAGCTTTCTTCTGTTGTAATATCAATTCAGCATTACGAACAGATTCTGCTTTAATCTTATCAATATCCTTATCTCTTATAGATTTTTCTCCTACAATATCTGGGTACTTCTTTTTAAGATATATATCAAAATCAATTTTCATTTGCTTCAATTCTTCTCTGAACATCTCTCTTCTTTTAATTTCATCTTGAAAAGCTTCTTGTATCTTTAAGAATCGTTCATCTTCAATCTTTCTACGTTCAACTTCTTCTATATATATCCTACGCTTATCTTCTTCGTTATAATCTTTAACATCTAATATTGGGTCTGATAGGATTTCTTCTGTTTTTGGATTTAGTATATCATGTATAATTGAATCTACATTACCATCCAATGTAGGTAATGGTTTTACTAATTTAATTAAATCTTTTTCTTTTACCTTATCATCTTTAGTGATTACTATATTATCCTTTAAAGGTTTTCCTGTTTTTATTAAAACTTCAGGTTCTTTTATTACCTTAGATATTTTAGTAGATTCATCAGCGTTTCTTTTAGGGTCTTTAATTAATGGTCTAGATATACGCTCGTTCATTCGTTCATCGATTAGTTTATTTAATCGATTACCACTATCTCTTATACTTCTTCTACTTGCCATATCTTATCTCCTATTAAAAAGGTGAACCATTTTTTATATCAAATTCTTTTCTTCTGAACATTTCTGAATCACGAAGTTTTAATTCTTTTTTATATCTGACATCAAACTCATCTGCTCTTGCATCTTCAATAGAAATCATTTTCTCTATCTTTCTTCTGAACTCTCTAAGTTCTCTTCGATATTCTTGCAATCGTTTCCAATATAAATCATCGTTAATTACTAAATCTTTTATATCTAATGTACCTAATCCAGTTGCAGTATCTACATCTAAATTTCCTTCAGCCGCAGTTTGGGTTGTTTTTATTAGTACGTTAGGGTCTGCTTGGAATATTTCAATAACAGGTTTTCCATCTGGAGTATCAGGTGAATTTGTTGTTAATGAATCAGATTTTGCTTTACATCCTAAAAATCTAAGATTCTCTACTGCTAATGGTAATTCATCAGTTCCTACTTGTGCTGGATGTAATGATGATGAATTTGGTAAATTCAGAGATGCTGATATTGCTGATGAAAAGAATGTTTTAGTTATTCTTGCATATCTAGATGGTTTACTATTTACCACAGTCGTTGCTAATGGGTTGTAGTTCCAACTACCATTAGAACCAGTATTCCAATTTAAACCATACCCAACATCTGCCCCTGCTTTATAAACAGGTATTACATATTTGTATGTTGATGGTGCATACATATCTCTAAGTTGTGGATTACCTAAATCCTCTATATCATCTTTTTGAGATGTTATGATAAGCATATCTCTTAGATTTATAGTATCCTCATATCTAGTGTATTCAGCTGATACGATATCTTTTGATGTTGATATTTCTGCTTCATATCCAATTTTTTCTGCTGAGAAAGAATATGAGTTTGTAATCTCAGTTTCGTAATCATGTTTAGATGCTGATACAGGTCTATCCAATGCTGCTATAGTCACATCATACATAGGCCTAGTATGAGTTACCTTTGTTAATGATTTAATTTTAGGTCTTTCTAAAATATGTGGTTCTATTAATATACCTGAGTTGTAATCAACCCTAGCTGGCATTGTTTGTCTAATTTGTTCAAACACCGACATATCGTATTTAGCTAATATATCGATTGTATTATTGATTAAGTTTTTGTTTGAGTATTTTTTAAATACCTGTCTACGAACATAATCTAATTCTTCATTTTGTTCGGTGTATCCAGCTCTGTTATCTGGATTACCTATATAATCATCTATATCAAAGTAACCTGTGTGATTTATAATATCATCATTATACATTCTAGTAGCTGATAGATAAACACCCACCACATTCGAATCAACTGGTGCTGAATCGTATTGGGATTTTTCTTTTCGTTGTTCAGGGTCTAATATTCCTGTAAGTGGGTTTTTCTCAATTCTAACTTTATTATTTAAAATATTGTTTGCTCCAGCAGATGGTACTTTTGTATAGTACTCTTCGGTTACACCAATCAAATCATCATTTTCAAAATTAAACAAAGATGCCGTTAATGGGTATCCTAATTGAGTGGTTGATACTTTCTGATTTGGATGTTGTGATAAATGAGAATCTCCTGCATTATTAATTGTTTTTAAATTAGAATCTGGTAAAAATCTAAATTTCAAATCAAAGTATGATGAAGTAGGGGAATTACCATGATATGTTTCTCTTGATAATGTATGTTCATCAATAACAATATCTTTAAGTGTATTTGCCCAATATCTTATTTCTTGAATCGAACCACTCATCGTATTTGTATCTGCCCACAATGATGGAGCTCCACTTATTGTTCCAAATGCATTACCAAATTCTACATCACCACTACCAGTCCAAGCTGCGTTATATGATGATTCTGTAGAACCTTCAATTGATATACTAGCTGAACGGCTTACTGTGATTCTATCTTTCTTATTTCTTCTATATTGGAGCTTGTATCCATTGTTTGAAGTGATATCATTTACTGATTTATCCCGTTCGATTACTAAAGTACTCATTTTAGAATCAAAAACAGGTACATTCATTATTGATGCTGATTTGTATCCATTACTTCCACTTAGATAAAAATGTATATTACCAGTGATACTATCAAAATCGTTAGGATTAACAGATTCAAATAATACTGCGAAATCATTATCTTTACGAATTACAGCAGTATCTCTGTTTAGATTTTGTGCTACTTGTAGTTCAATAACATCAAGTGGGTTCGGAGTTTTAATTTCATATGTTACTGGGTCTATATCAGTAACCTTATCCCATGGAACTTTAATGTAATTATTATTATCCATTCGTAAATGGTAAACAAATCTATCATGTTCCCAATATGGTCTTACATCAGTTTCTATTACGGGCCCACCATATTCTCTGATTGATAGGAATGTTTGTGGAATACCATATGTAGCAATTAATGCTTTTACAGCTCTAGCCGAACCTTTTGTTTTTAGAAGATATGGAATATTGTTTACAATTCTTCTCCATACTTCATTATTAATTTGTTCGTGTGATTTAGATGGAAGTGAACCACTATTAGGTACATTACCAAATTTATCAGTTCCTAATCCAAACTCCCAAAGATTAGATGTATCTTTACCATGTGTTAATTTCCAACCCATAGATTTTGCTACATCATAAAGAAGGGCGTTTGGCATACCATCATAAGGATGTTCTTCTCTTTCATTGATAGATGTTAATGCGTTTATATAAGACCAAGTTATATCGAAGTGATGTCCAATCATATCTACAAATAGAACGTATTCTTTGTTTAACGGGTCCTCAACAATTGAGGCAGGAACTACTTTTGTTAATCTAGCATCATTCATTGCGTCATGAATACTAGCAGAATCAATTAACCCATTATAAGCTTTTATAGCTTGAGATGAAGTTACACTATATAATTTATTTGGATATTGGCTTGATTTTGGCCAAGGTTCTATAGCATAGTTGGATGAACTATAATGAGTATAAAGTGAACCAGTAACCTCTTCGTACATCCATCGTTCCCAACCATCAAACCCACTTATAACTTTATCTTTACGTTTTGTAGTTGTGGTTATATTAGTTTTAGCTTCAGAACCACTAACTGATGATAGTGTTCCGATTCTCTTATCATACGATTCGATTAGTTCTAATTTATACTTTAAGTTATTAACACGTTCTACAGCAGATGAGTACTTAACAAAACTTTTAAAATGAGTGTAATCTAAATTTAAAGGTACTGTTCCAAATGAACCACTAATGTACTTATCAATAATTTGTTGTGATGTTGATAGGTTTGTATCTAATAAATCATTCCAACTCTTTAAATCAGTACCTTGTGATTTTCCATATGTCCCTAAATCTAATTTAAAGTTAGGAGATGAAAAGTTTGCCTGCTCATCGGGTACATCTAAATTATATAGTAAAACTCTCTCTATATACGAAGGTCTTTCTACACGCTGAATTATACAATCCTTTGGTGCAAATCCATCTGGAAGTGGTTGGTATAATTTTACTACTACAGTTTTAACTTCGGATGCCTCGAATCTTGTATCGTAGTATCTAACTGTAGAGTGGTTTGGTCCCAAATAGGATAATCTTCTACCAACGCTCGTATTAGGTGTTCGGTGGTAGATTTCAGAATTAGCTGGGATGTTGTATATTCTATCTTCAGGAATATTGTTTGCGTTTGCATAAACTGCATCAAAGTAAAAGATTTCATTTCCACTTACATCTTTTTGAATCTCCCATTGAATACTTCCATTTTCATCAACACCAACTACACACTTAGCACTTCTACCAGTTGCTCTATATACAGGATATCCAAAACTATTTGGCTTTCTTTGTTGGTAAAACTCAATCCAAAAGTTATTATCCTCACCCTCTTCCGATGGTACGAATATTGTAGCTGCGTCATCTGGTCCATAAGTAAGAGATGGGTGAGGTATATCTTCTTCCTTAACTCCTATTCTTGGATTGTTAGCAAAACTTATATCTGTTACTGTTACTATATTGTTTTCCCCAAAATTCAAACAAAGATTTTGTTTGATTACATTTTCATCTGTAAGTCCTTTTAGAGATAATAATGTTAAGTTAGGATTTTTAACTTCTAACTCTATCTCAGTTGCATCTGAATTTATAGTTTTTACTCTTAAATCAGGTGAAAGGCTTCTTACAAAATTATAAACAATACTATAGTAACCTGAATCTAAGTTTGTATTTCTTATTTCATGTTCAGGTCTAACTAAAATATTTATATCAACGGGCTCATCACCATTGTTCATTTCAAACTGAAGCATATCAGGTTCTGAACCATATCCAGACGAATGAACTAATTTATTAGCTGAGTATATGTGGTATTCTTTTTTAGAATATGTTGATAAATCTGATGGTTGGATGTTTATTGGAGTCCCACCTAAGTTTGCTAAGTCTTGTAATGAGTATAATGATACACTATCAACAGGAATCTTTGAGGAAACTAATATATCTTTATTTTGAAATCTATCTATTGCCATATCAATTATCCATTTATCTTGTTGAAGTTTCTACAGCTTCATCACTAACTATATTTTGGGAAGCTTCCATTTCGTTTACTGGTGTTGGCCATGATATTGTTGGCTCTTCAGGTAGTTGTGCTGTTACTTCGAATAAACATTTATCTCCTATAATAAAAGTACCATCATCTCTTGTACCAAAGTTTGTTGTTATTTGATATAACGCATTTTCTACTAACTGGTTATTAGGTATATCATATGTCAGTTGATGTAATGGGTAATGTGGTGCGCCTGAACCAAGGTGTGTTTGTCCCTTTGTTACTATACGACCTTTTGATGTATCTCTTCTTCTCATAATAGCCGCATATGCACCTACATTAGAACTACCAGCTTTTACTCTAAAACCAACTACGGCTCTAATATTAAGGTTTCTTCCTGACTCTATCAATTCCTTAGTAACTCTATATCCATATTGTTGTAGTGGAGGTCCATATACTGTATTATCCCATGCGATTTCTTTATGACCTGGGTATGTAATATAACCATCTGTTGCGTTTACAGTATCCTCATCACTCCAACTTATACCACCAAAGTGAGTATTGGGTCCGTATCTAAATTCATCTCCAGGTTTAATTTCTTGTCCACCTTCTTTCTTACCAGCTGGTAAAGTACCGCCAGCGTTACCTCTGAATGAAGGTGCTGCTGGTGATAATTCATATCTACCACTAAATTCATCTTTTGGTTCAACCAACTCATCACCCCGTATAGGTTGTAATGTACTACCAACTTGGTAATACATTTTTGATTCTTTTACAAAATTTTGCCTTATCACCTCATTTGTGAAATCCGGTAATGGTGTAATTAGCTCATTTGATAGCTGTGGGATAGTACGATTGTATATTTGTGATTCAAACACAGTAGTTGTGCCTGGTATTCTTTTATACCCATATTCTTTATCTGAATCCTCTGGTAACGTATAAGATACAATTTGCTTTGAACTATTTCTTCGTATGTTACGATAGTTTTCAGACTCATTTTGTACTGTTATATTTATACCAGTATTTTGTTGAGGTGTTGTTGTTGTTGCTGCCATTATCTTACCACTTTAAATATGAACCCATCGAAATATTGTTTGTTACCAGTTCTATCAACTCTAAATTCAAATTGATAAAATCTCTCAGGTTGTAATGTATTAAATCTAAAATCAAAGAAGTTTCCTGTTGAATCACAACTAACCTTTGTATAAGTTGTATCAAACGGAATCAACACTAAATTTGTTTCTACATCTCTAACCTGGTAATAAGTAGTTGCTGGGAGATATTTAATTTGGTTGTATGGTGCCGTATTGGTAAAACTTCTTTGAGGATATGTTTCTCTACCAACAACTCTTAATTTAGATGTTGATAATTCTTTATATTCTGTTTTTAGGTTCTTCATATACAATGTAATATCATCTGCAGTTAGTTCTGTAAGTGAACCTGTTGCGAATGATGAATCATCCCACTTAGCTTCTAATGTAGGAACATATATTGTATGAGTATCGTTTGAGAAAAACTTAGATGAACCATATCGTATAGAACCACTTTCATCAGCTGAAGTCCTTTTTATGATAAACCCATCGTTTGGTCTTGAACCACTTAATATATCTTTTACATATTTTGTTACATTAACATTCAAATCAGATGTATATTTTTCAAAACTCTGAGAATACTTAGTTCCATCTATTGATGAGGTGTACCAAGTGGCTCCACCTTCGTTCTTTATGTAACCCGCTTCTGTAATTGGTCTTGTACTTAGTGAACCTGAATATGTTATTTTAAAATCATCTAAAGAACCAGTTCCACCATCTGATGCGGTGTTGTAATATGTGTATGCAAATATATAATCTCCATCTAACACTGGTGTAAATGATATACTCTGTACTCCGTTGCTTGTATATGAAGATGTTAAATTTGATATACCACTTCTTAATGGTAACCCACTAGTATCATATAATGTAAAATCGATTGAGTTAAAGTCTCCGGGAAATATAGATGCTGAAATTTGGTAGTTTAAACCTGATTGTAATGTTTGTGAATATTGAGCATCTGCTCCACCATTAGTAGCATATAAGTTTAACTTAGATTCTGATGCGAACATTTTAATTTTAGAACCCACTTCTTCATTTACTCTATTTCGTAATTTAAACTTACCTTCATTTTGAGTAAACGTTTCCCAATTAATTAAATTACCTTCTTTTTGATAAACGTAAACTTCATCAAAAGAACCTGTTGTAGATGTTCCATCACCACTTCCATCAAAGAATGTGAATCTTAATTCGTGGTCACCCGTTTCAGTTGCGTTTAAATTAAATGATTGAGTAGATGATGCTGTTATAGCACTAATCATACCTTCATAATCACCCTCTGCTTTAACAAGACCACTTGGTGTTTTAATTCTAAATGCTACATCATCGAATGAAGAAGGGTCTATTTGAAATTGTACTCCATAGTTAACTGTATTTAATAGATATGCTGGAAATACTAATGTAGTTCCTGCGAAGTTAGATGCTGATATAATTAGTTTATTGTTTTCAATCAATGTGAATGGAGAATTACCATTAAAGTCGTTAATTGATTCTGTTAAGAATGCAGAACCACTTCCATTTGTAAAACCTTCGTATAAAACAACACCTGTAGTGGGAGATACTTCAACTTCATTTCCATTAAAGATTTGTGTTTTAGAAACACCCCATTGGTTTTTCGAATCTCTGTATTTCCAACTACTACCTACTTTTGAAATAGGTGTATCAAAATATTGCCCAGTTCCTTCAGACCAACTTTGTGAAATAGGATATACTTCTAATGTATATTCTGTTTCTACTTCATCATCACCAATAGAAGTTAGGTTTAATTGATAGTTTGCGGTTGATGGTATTTCATTTGATGATATTGATTTAGATATTTCAGTTAAATCAAACTTAGATAAAATTCTACTATTACCCATATGTATTGAGTTGGATTCCTCATCAAAGAACTTGGTAACCTCTAACACTTCATCTAAGCCCGTGTTTTGTTCTTTACGAGTATTTAACTCATAAATTGTAGTATCCTTTTGTCCGTATATTCTGTAAATCATACTATATCCTCGTTTAGAACTGTTGTGTTATAACCTGTCCTCTAATATCTGAATTTGGAAACTTCACTTCAAATATAGATGGGTCTTTAGGTGGATAAATAATACCACCTTTGGTTGCGTTAATTATACTATACTTGTTTGGTGAATAGTTACCATTAAATTTATTTACAACTTGCAATCCACCCTTACCTTGGTTATCAGGTCTTACTACAGTTTGTACTCCATCTACTTTATCAATCTCTACATATAATTTAGATAAATTAATTGGTTCGTTAATTCTCCAATTATCTATATTAAAATAACTTTTTAATCTATCTATTGTTCTTAGTAAAACTTCATTAGAGTTAAATTCTGGCATAACTATAATTTCAAAGTTAATACCAATGTTTACTATATGTGCATTTTTTATATTCACAGCATCTGTTAATAATCTATGATATGAAATATAGTTTTTTAAATTATATTTAGTTGCATCGTTTAAAGCTTTTAAAGTTTTTTCGTTATCGTATCCACAAGTATATAAATTTAATGCTAGTGGGTTTGGTATTTCGGTATTGATATACTGACCATCTACCTTTGAGTTTTCAGTTTGATAATCTTGAACTAAATATGCTTTAGCTACTGAGCCGAATTGTGGTGGAAGAGCGTAACATCTCATTACATAATCTTCTCTAGTTACAGTTCTGTTTTGAGCTGCGAAGAATGCCATAGCATTCTGTCTAATTTCTTCTTTTGATTCTGTAGTCTTACCACCCACAGCTGCGTTTGGATTTGAACATGCTAATGATTGTCTACAAAATGATACTACATTTTTATTTAGATTTATTTCATTTTTAAAATTAGTAATACTTGATACAACATTTACTAAATCATTGGCAGGAACATTATCTACAATACCATTACCAACTAAGTAGGTAACAGTCAATGTTGTGTTTTGTGGTGCTACTCCATATGTTTTTGTATATAAAAAGTTTGATGGGTCTAATGATGAATCTAAATTTTGATGTTCTGTATAAAGTGCTGAACCTACATTATCAGGATTTGGTATTATTTCTTCATCTGCGTTCGATGATATACCAGCTCCAAATCCAATAGCCATAATTCCATCATCTTCAAAATTTGTTACATATCTTTTGGGAACTCTATTTAATTCTAATAGGTAAGGAGTATCACCACTATACTGATGTAAGTATGTTGAGTTATCCTCATTGTTATCTATTTGTTCAAATACAGTATCTTGCGCTAAGTAAGGAACTCTAGTCCAAGTATCACCATCTGAATCGGATATGTTTTTTACTCTTATCAGATTATCTGCTTCAATTTTAATTTTATCATAAATTTTAGCTTGGCCAAATTCAAATGTTTTAACTTCTTCTTTACCACTTGTAGCTTTTATTTGTTTTTTTAGTAAATAGTAAACCGGCTCATTTGTACTTTCATCAATTTGATAAACAGAAATTTCAGTTGCATCGAATGATGAAGAGAATGAGAAGTCGACTGATGATACTGTTGTGAATTCAACATTACTAAAATCAGTTGAACCAATAACCATACCTTCTGATAATGTCATAGCATAATCAAAATCAGGTTTTACATTATCACCCACACCAGTTGCAGGTACTAATTGGAATACATCCATTGTTACTGATGCTGGAATAATATTCTTAGGTTTATATCCTAAAGAGTTTACTATATTAAACAGATTTGTATTTTCCTCAGCAGTGGTTAATAACGATTCTCTTAATTGTGTATCTGTATAGAATGATAACACATCACCTACATACGATGCCATTTCCATAAACATCATACCAGGAGATGATTCGTTAAAATCATTGTAAGTATTTGGGAAGTAGTTTTTAGAAAACTCAATTAGGTTTTTTCTAAACTCTCCAAAATCTCTACCGAGTAACGATACATCCTTTTGTACTAAATCTGATTTCTTTTTATTTGCCATATCTTTAACCTATTCTATTGTACTTCCAGCTGAATCATAAAAAATTATTATCTGTTGATTTGCCC